TAGAATTAATCTAATTTACTTTAAAATAGTATATTGCCCTATTATATTATTATTGACAGCCCTAACCCGAGGAGGTTACGTTATGCCTATTGAATTGAAAGAGTTTAAGGAAAAGGTAGAATCATTAGGTCCAGAGTTTTTCGAGTTTTATACCACCGCTGTACAGGCAGAACAGCAGAGAGGTATATCAGAGAAATCAGCAGCTAATAGAGAGGCGCAGGGAATGCGTCAGTATAAGCTGGCTCTTGAGAAGCTGGGGTTTAATAAAGAATCAGATGAGTTAGAAGCGTTCATTGAAACTTTGAGATCGAGTACATCTAAAGCGAAAGAGGCTGATACACAGAAGCTCACTCTCGACCAATTATCAGCTGAGCTATTAAAACTGCAGGACAGTTTTGGTAAAACTCAGACTGAGCTGGCAACAGAAAGAAAGAAGTCAGAGGAGCTAAAGTTATCATCCACTCGTAAAACTCTAAAGTCTAAGCTCTCAGAAGCGCTAAGAGATAAGGTTTACGGGCATGATTTCGTGGCGGATAGTTTAATTAACGACGGTAAAGTCACCCTTGGCGATGACGATATCGTGAGCTTTATAGAAGGAGACACCAAGATATCATATGAGGACGGGATTAAGAAACTTCTTGAGTCTCGTACTGATATCCTTAAAAATAGCCAAAGGCCTGGAGCCGGTACAGCACCAAATCAGCAGAGTAAAGGTACTCAAAAATATACCTTTGAACAGTTGGCCTCCATGTCTAAAGAAGATGTAAAAGCTAATCTTACAGACATAAAGGCCTCCTTGGGTATAGATTCTCAGTAACAGTAACAAGGAGAAAATTTTATGGCTTCACTACAAAGTGTAATTCCTAGCAATGTCATGTCCTCAATGGTTGAAGAGACTCTTCGTAAATCGTTGGTTCTCGGTAACGTCGTTAATACCAAGTATCAGGGAGTAATCTCTGCTGCTGGTGACTCGGTGTTGATACCAGTCGTGGGTGATGTGACAATTTCAGACCACACAGTTAATGACACAATTACTTATGAGGGTTTAGATGCAACTAATGCTACTCTCAAAGTTGATCAACAGAAGCGTTTTAGCTTTGTTATCGACGATGTAGACTCTAAACAGGCACTTATTGATGTAGCTTCTGCTTATGCAGATCGTGCTGCTTATCAGTTGAAGGATGCCTCTGACTCTTATATCGCTGGTATGTACACTGATGCTGGAATCACTTCTGGTCTCGGTACAACCGCAGTACCTCTGACAGTTACGGCTGCTGCTTCTACTGGTGGAAACGTTGGTGTGTACGATCTTCTTTCCAGAATCAACAAAGGATTAGATAACGCAAACGTTCCTGGAGAAGGTCGTTTTCTTGTCGTATCTCCTTGGTTGCACGCTAAGTTGGTCCTCGCCGGTGTTCTTCAGTACACGCAGGATTCTAATGCTTATGCTAATGGTAAAGTTGGACAGGTATTTGGTTTCTCTATTCATATGTCAAATAACCTTACCAATGCCAATGCAGCTGGTACCAAAGTATTAGCAGGTAACAACTCAGCTATCAGTTTCGTTTCACAGATTCTTAATATCGAAGCTCTCAGATTAGAGACCAAGTTCGGTGATGGTCTTCGTGGACTTTATGTCTATGGTGCCAAAGTCGTACAGCCTTCTGCTCTTGCAGTGGCTACTCTTACTGAAGGTACTCTCTAAGCTAATAGTGGGGACTAAGATGTTCTTAGTCCCCTCACATATATGGATGTTCCATGTATGTGCTACACTCTTTTTAAAGGAAAATTATTATGGCTAGAACAGAAATTGCTGTTGATGATCTTACTCTTAACGCTGGTACTGTACTAACAAAAACAGATCTTACTGGTGGAGTTACTGGTGCTAACGCCTACTACATTAGTGGTTTAAAGAAATCACAAGATCTTAGGATAGTAGCAGGATGCGTTGGAGCTACTGGTATCTTGACTCTAAAGTCGGGCGATTACTGCATGAACGGGATCGGTGATCTGGAAGTTACACTTGGTGGTGGTAGTATTGCTCATGCTATCATAGTTGATGGTGCAAGATTCCGTCAGGATGATGCTACCATGAACATTGATTGTCATGGTGTTACTGGTACTATCATAGCGTTTCAGTAAACATTAAACTAAAAATACGGAGGATTAGGTTTCTGTTTATAGATAGAAAGCTTTTCCTCCGTTTTACTATACCAATGGAAGTATCAGTAGACTCAAAAGCAGTTACTAAAGCTCTAATCAAAGTACAAAAAGATTTAGAGAAGACTGTAAATTTAAGTTTAAAGGACTCTAGCAAAAAGGTAGTATCACAGGCTAAGACCAGGCACAGATTCAAGAGTCAAACAGGTAACCTCGTTAGAAGTACTAAGGCTGAGATAAAGAAGATGGTAGCTGAGTACTCAATAGATACTAAAAAAGCTAATTATGGTGGGTACATACACGATGGTTTTAAAGGATGGTCACCAGATCCTTATCTACTTAAATCGATAGAAGATAACGAATCTAAAATAGCTAAAGAGTTGGAAGAAGCAATGTACAAGTCATTTAAAAAGGCTGGATTCTAAAGTGAGCAATTACATATACAGTGACGATATTAAGGCCAGCATTGCAATAGGATTCGACCTCGAACCATACCTTGATGAGTCAGATGGTGAGATAGAAGACCTTGCTCAGAGATTAGGTATCATGGATACAGATGACATAAAGTCGGATCCACTACATTATAAGGTAAAGAGATTCGCTGTTGTATATGTGCTAACAAGGCTGTGCCAGGATAAGATAGGTGTTAATAATCCTGAAGTAGTAGAGGCAGATAAGTATGTCATAATGTATGGCATATACAGAAAAGAGCTTGAAGTTCTGAGATCCGAGGTGAACTACCAGATGATGACCGGTAATGTATTGCAGTCTGGAGATCGTGCTAGCAACACCGGATATATATTTAGAAACTAATCGAGGTTTATATGGGTGATGTTACTGTAGACTTTACTGTAGACGAGAAGATTAAAGACCATCATAATGATTGCATGGCTTACGTAGGCAGGGAGTTTATGAGTCAAAGAAGTTATTACAAAGCTATAGTAGCTGGTATCATAGTTATGTTAGGTTTTGCCGGTGGATCATTGGGTTGGGCTTTTGCAACGTCATCTGATGTATCAATAGTTAAAGAGAACATAAAGGTACATGGTGTGAGACTTAATTCATTAGAGAGTAGATTAGATAGGCAGCATGAGGATGTAATGGCTGGGCTTAGAGAAATTGAGAGAAAGATAGGTAAGTAATGTCAGGTACTTCAATACTTGAACAAATTGAGTCAGGCATGTATGACCTCATAGTAGGCATGCAGGCTGAGCCATACAACTATAGGTGGGGCACTGTTAACGAGCGTGATCTGGCTAAACAGGCATGGCCAAGCGCTATCATCTACCTTGAAGTTGAGGATAACGTTGATGAGACTGAAGGATCGTGGATGGACGCCTATTACAATGAAGTTACATTTAGATTAGAGATACGAGCAAGACTTAACGATGAATATTCAAATCCTGTAGTAGAGATACGCAAGGATTTATATAAAGCATTAGATGATCTGAAGATGCTTTTCGGTATAAATTGGAACATTGGTGGTGTATGTGACACTATAATGTATAGAGGTTCTGAGATAGAGGAAGAACCAGCAGGTGATATTTTTCTGCCGTCCAAACTTATTACACGCTGGTTGGTTAGATACGAACAGTCAAGGAAAACGCCGACAACAACGGCACAATAATAATAAAGGAGATTAAGATGTCATACACTTTGAATCTAAGATACCTGGTCGGTAAGCTTGAAGATACTCCTGGAACAATGGAGACACCAACCGGTGACGATTTCAATGTAAGAGTAAAGAACCCTGAGATAAGCCCTATTATAGAGTGGGATGATGATGCTGCCAAGTTTGCATCTGGTAACCACGGTGAAGAGGAAGCAGTAGCTGGTGCACAGAGTGCCACTATTAACTTCTCGATTCGTATGGGTATGGGCGATTCAGTAATACTGGAACCTAATTGGGCTAAGTACTTTAATGCATGTGGTATCAAGGGTGCTACAGTGTCTACGACTGGTATCTCTTACCAGCCTTTGAAAGAGTACGACAACAAGCCTATCACTATATGGGTATACGATATTCTTACTGGTAGCTCTTCACCAACTGGCCTCGTTTATAAGTTCGCTGGTTGTATGGGTAACGTTACTTTCGGTTGCGAAGGTATTGGTAAACCTTGGATTGCTTCATTTAGTTTTACTGGTAAGTGCTCTGATATCGCTGATGTAGCAAACGCTTCACTGCTTGATGGTGCAGATTTTGATACCGCACATCCAGAGAAGTTCCTTAGTAATACACTGACTATAGACACTGTAAATCAGTGTGTTACTAAGTTTCAGTTGGATGCTGGTAATGAAATCAGTCCTTTGTATTGCCAGAGTGAGATCACTGGTATCACTTACTACCAGATTACTAATCGCAAACCTCGCTTCTCATGTGATCCTTTGATGAAGTCAGTAGCTACAGAAGACATCTGGGGTGATATGATCTCAGGGCTAACTGGTAGCCAGGCTATCAATACGGTTGCGGTTGCTTTAGCTTCTGATAACTTTGCTATTAACATACCTAAAGCAC